TTTGCTATTCTAATCTCGAAAATAGTTGGAGTTGAAGATACAGACACAATTGCCTATATAGCTATTGCGCTTTCGTTTGTACCAGCGATCGTAACTTGGATCGTCGACTTAAGACGAAATGGGCCGCATGGGACAACTCAGCTATCTTCTAACGACGAACCTCCTGCCGCTAGCTCTTGACCATCCTGATTGGACGATTCCTTGGGCTGGTATTGGAGGTTTTCTGCTGGGAGTAGGCAGTGCACTCAGTGGAACCGCCGCATTGATAACGGCTCGACGAAAGGGTAGAGATGAAGGCAGCGCTTCTGTTGAGTCTAAGTTTAGTGGCAGCAGTGGGGAGCGGGTTTCTGGCAGCGAAAGCTCTGAGTCAGAGCGCAGCAGCTCCGACGAGGACGGTGACGATCTCAGTTCATAACGGCGCAACAGGCGTGCAAGGTCCAACGGGGCCAAAAGGCGAGCGGGGTCCAACAGGTGTTAAAGGTTCAATTGGACCTAAAGGTGAACGAGGTCCGACAGGGCCAGCTGGAGAGAGTGGTGGTGGCCCGTGCGCGGGCGCGCCTGCGGGGTACACACCTGGAATTCTGGTAATCAATCATCCTGGTGGACAAACTAGAATCTGGACATGTCTCGAACCATAAGGAGGAAACATGCACGAGAACGACGTCGAAGCACCGGTGGAGCCACAGCCCGAGCCCGGACAGCCGGAACCAGCACAGCCTGAGCCGGAGCCGGAGCCCGCACAGCCCGGACAGCCTGATGGTGAGCCGCAGGAAGACGTCGGCGCGCCGGAGGAATGAAAACCTACAAGACTACCTCGCCGCCGATGCGCGGTGATGCGGTAAAAGCACTGCAACGTCGGCTTGCGGGTGGAAACGCATTCAAGGAGAATTACCAGCCAGGGACGATTGACGGAGTTTTCGGTCAGACGACCGCGGCTGCTGCCTATCGGGCAAAACATTGGATGGGTTATCCACCCGAGAAGATGGTTCGTACTTACGGTGAGATGTTGGACAACTTCTTGTCGGGTAAGACGAAGTTGCCGGAAGCGTATGCCGGTCGTCGAGCTGCGCGCAAGAAGCAGGCTTCACTGGTACCACTGCGTGTGAAAGCGCTTAACGAAGCAACGAAACATATCGGTACCAGGGAGTCGCCAAGCGGTTCGAATCGAGTTACGTTCTCGACTTGGTATGGAATCATCGGGCCGTGGTGCGCAATGTTTTGTACGTATTGTTACGATAAGGTACAAAGCAAAGCGTTTATTCGAGGCTCGCGCTATGCTTACGTTCCGTATATCGTGCAAGATGCTCAGCGCGGAGTAAATGGCTTAGCGGTTACGAACTCTCCTTTGCCGGGTGATCTTGTTTGTTATGACTGGGAGAAAAATGGAGTTTCTGATCACGTAGGTTTGTTCGAGAAGTGGACTAACCAAGCTCGTGGTGAGTTTAGTGCAATCGAAGGTAATACCGGAATTGGTAACAACTCTAATGGTGGTCAGGTAATGCGCCGTAATCGTACTCGTGGTTCAGTGCAAGCGTTCGTACGAGTCATGAAATGATTAAAGGAGCATAAATGACAGAAGAGATTTCGCAGCCGACTCCGGAAGAAGTAGAGATGGGGAAGAAAGGCGAAACGGCTGAGGAAGAAGGCGATAAGTACCAGGGCGGAGACATCCCTCGGGTTGCGCCTAGAGAATCACAGGACGACAACTAATAATTCAAGTAGGTGAGGTAGATGGAAGAAAGTATTCTCATTAGCACTAAGAAAGTTTTGGGTATTGCAGAAGATTACACAGTATTTGATCTCGATATTCTTACTCATATCAATACTGCGCTTTCTACTCTCACCCAGCTGGGCATCGGACCTGCAGAGGGATTCATGATTTCCGATGACACTGCTGTTTGGACCGATTTTATCGCAGACGATATTCAGTATAATTCGGTCAAGTCATACGTTTTTCTCCGGGTTCGACAGCTCTTTGATCCTCCTACAACGTCATATCTAATTGCTGCTTTCGATAGGCAAATCGAAGAGCTTGAATGGCGTTTGAATGTGCATCGTGAGGAGACTGGATGGGTAGATCCCAATCCGCCTCCTACTTATCCGGATGACGTGTTCGGCGATCCCGTTAGGGGGTAGGATGGACAGAGAAAGTTCCGAAGATCAGAGACAGCGGCAAGACGCTGAGAAAGAGGAGGCGCGTGAAGCTCGGCGGGAGCGACTAGGTCATGTCGAGAAGCCGAAAGCTAAGTCGTCGTCGAAGAAGAAAACTGAAGAAGAAGCAAAGACGGAATAGGTAGCGCTTAAGGGGGAGGGAATAGCGTGGGCCTATCCAATACTGCGGTACCGATCTATTACGGTCGTTTTCGCGAAGCGGTTATCAAAGGTGAGATTCCTGTTAACCGTGAAATCTCTCAGGAGATGAATCGGATAGACGCGCTCATTGCCAATCCCAATATCTATTACGATGACGAAGCTGTTGAGGGATTTATTCGTTATTGCGAAGGAGAGTTGACTCTCACCGATGGCTCAGATCTATATCTGCTCGATTCATTCAAGATCTGGGCCGAGCAAATCTTCGGGTGGTACTATTTCGTTGAACGTAGTGTCTATGTGCCGACAAAGGAAAACCACGGCGGACACTATGAGAAACGATCGATTAAGAAACGTCTAACCCTCAAGCAGTATCTAATCGTAGCCCGTGGGGCAGCCAAGTCGATGTATGCGTCGATCATTCAAAGCTACTTCCTAAACGTCGACACGTCAACTACCCATCAGGTCACCACGGCGCCAACGATGAAACAGGCCGACGAGGTCATGTCGCCATTCCGAACGGCGATCACGCGTGCGCGCGGGCCTTTGTTCAAGTTCCTGACCGAGGGGTCTTTGCAGAATACGACAGGGTCAAGAGCTAATCGAGTCAAGTTGGCAGCGACAAAGAAAGGCATAGAGAACTTCCTGACCGGGTCGTTGCTCGAGATTCGCCCGATGGCTATCAATAAGTTGCAGGGATTGAGGCCAAAGATCTCCACAATTGACGAATGGCTGTCGGGCGATCTTCGAGAGGATGTTGTCGGTGCTGTTGAACAGGGAGCATCGAAGCTAGAGGACTATTTGATTGTAGCTATTAGTTCGGAAGGAACAGTCAGGGCTGGTTCCGGTGATACCATCAAAATGGAGCTTGCTGACATCCTTAAGGGAGAGTACCTTGCGCCGCATGTTTCGATTTGGCATTACAAGTTGGATGAAATCGAGGAAGTAGCTGATCCGGCCATGTGGGTGAAGGCTAATCCGAATTTGGGAGCGACAGTTTCCTACGAAACGTATCAGCTTGATGTGGAACGAGCCGAAAAAGCTCCGGCTTCTCGAAACGATATTCTCGCAAAGCGATTCGGGATTCCGATGGAGGGTTACACCTACTTCTTCACGTACGAAGAGACCCTTCCGCATCGTAGTCGAGAATTTTGGCAAATGGCATGTACGCTTGGAGCGGATCTTTCTCAGGGAGACGATTTCTGTGCGTTTACATTTCTATTTCCGTTGGGAAGAGAACAATTTGGTGTAAAGACGCGCAGTTATATCACTGAGCTTACGTTGATGAAGCTTCCAGGAGCGATGCGACAAAAATATGAGGAGTTTATCAACGAAGGTAGCCTACATGTGATGCCAGGAAGCATTCTCGACATGATGGAAGTCTATGAGGATCTTGACCAGTTCATTCTAGCGTCCGAATACGATGTTAGAGCGCTTGGTTACGATCCCTATAACGCAAAAGAATTTGTTGCTCGTTGGGAAGCAGAAAATGGGCCGTTTGGAATTGAGAAAGTGATCCAAGGGGCCAAAACTGAATCCGTTCCTTTGGGCGAGATCAAGATTATGAGTGAAGAGCGGCTTTTGATCTTCGATCAGCTGCTCATGTCTTTCGCAATGGGTAATGCGATTACGTTGGAAGATACCAATGGTAATCGTAAACTTCTAAAGAGGCGACAAGATGAGAAGATCGATAATGTCGCAGCTCTTCTGGATGCCTGGATTGCATATAAGGCAAACAAGGAAGCATTCGAGTAAAGTTGGGGAAGGAGGTGAGATGTGGCGCGATTTGGTGCGCTAAAACATGCGTGGAATGTCTTTACGAGTCAAGAATATCGTGATCGAGTACGTTCTTGGCCGTATTATGGCGCCGGAATGTCTGGTCGTCGGCCAGATCGAGCGCGACTTCTAATCCCCAATGAGCGCTCAATTATCTCCTCGGTTTTCACACGTCTTAGCATCGACGTGGCTTCTGTTGATGTTCGTCATGTAAGAAATGACGACCAGGGACGATATGTCGAAGATATCGACAGTGGTCTCAACAACTGTTTGACGATCGAGGCTAATATCGATCAGGCAGCAACTGCTTTTCGGCAGGATATCGCAATGACTCTGTTTGATCGAGGGGTATGCGCGATAGTTCCTGTTGATACGACGATTAATCCAGAAACTTCGGGTGGATACGACATCATCACGCTTCGTGTGGGTGAGATCATCCAGTGGTATCCACAACATGTGCGGTTAAGCGTGTATAACGAGGCAACTGCTCAACGTGAAGAGATTACATTGGAGAAAACTGCGGTTGCTATCGTTGAAAACCCGCTGTATTCGGTGATGAACGAGCCGAATTCGACGCTTCAGCGGTTGTTGCACAAGCTTAATCTACTCGATGTTGTTGACGAACAATCAGCTTCCGGTAAATTGGATATCATTATCCAACTCCCTTACGTGATCAAATCGGAAGCACGTAGACAACAGGCAGAACAGCGCCGAAAAGACATCGAATTTCAGCTAGCGGGCAGTCAATACGGCATTGCCTATACCGATGGGACCGAAAAGATTACTCAGCTGAATCGTCCGGCCGAGAACAACCTAATGTCCCAGATCGAGTTCCTAACCGAGATGCTGTACGGCCAGTTGGGCCTAACCGAAGACATTATGAACGGCACAGCCGATGAAAAGGCTATGCTCAACTATTGGAATAGGACGATTGAGCCGGTGCTCACGGCCATGGTCGAGTCGATGATCCGCACCTTCTTGACCAAGACGGCTCGAACGCAGAAGCAGTCCATTGCGTTCTTCCGAGACCCGTTCCGCCTGGTTCCAATTGAAAATATTGCCGAAATTGCTGATAAATTTACTCGTAATGAGATCATGACGTCGAATGAGATGCGACAGGTGGTTGGTTTGGCTCCCCATAAGGATCCGAATGCCGACAAGCTGCTCAATAGCAACATGCCACAAGGAAATCCATCTCCGGTTCAGCTGCAAGTTTCAAATGGATCGAATGGAAATCCAACAGCTGATGCCACTACCGCTCTTCTCGACAAGCTTGATCCAACACTGAGAAAGAGGGTTCAAAATGGGAGCAGAGGCTAGGCCTGATTTCAGCGGCTACGCCACGAAGGCTAACCTTAAATGCTCAGATGGCCGGACGATCATGCCGGATGCCTTCAAGCATCAGGACAAAGAGGTCATTCCCCTTGTCTGGCAGCATGGCCACAACACGCCTGACAACGTACTTGGTCATGCAGTTCTCGAGCATCGTGATGACGGCGTCTACATGTACGGCTACTTCAATGACACCGCTCAGGCAAAGAACGCTCTAACACTCGTACAGCACAAGGACATCAAGTCGCTGTCGATCTATGCAAATGAGCTCGTGGAGAAGTCGAAGAACGTGCTGCACGGCTTTATCCGTGAGGTAAGTTTGGTGCTGTCCGGCGCAAACCCGGGTGCCCTTATCGACAACATTACGCTGGCCCACGCTGACGGCGAGATGGTTACGCTGGAAGATGAAGCGATTATCTACACGGGTTTGGAACTTAATCATGCTGATGATGATTCCTCAGATCCCCCGGAAGACGACAAGAAAGAGAAGAAGCCGACAGCACAGGAGCTGTTCGATGCGCTGACGCCGGAGCAGAAGGCTGCCGCAAAGGAAGTCGTCGAGGCCTCGAAGATCGAGCCGAAGAAAGAGGTCGCTCATTCCGATGAGGAGTCCGAGTCGAAGCTAGCTCACGACGAAACTGAGAACAAGGAAGGACGGCGCATGTCTCGCAATGTCTTCGAGTCGCAGAATAGAAAGGGTGAAGAGAAGCCGGTCCTGACGCATGACGCTATTCAGGGCATCGTAGCAAATGCCAAGAAAATGGGTTCGCTGAAGCATGCGGTCGAGGAATACGCGCTCGAGCACGGTATCGACAACATCGATCTTCTCTTCCCAGACGCTCGCACCGTCACTTCTACGCCGGAGTTCGACGCACGGCGGATGGAGTGGGTGTCCAGTGTCATCAACGGCACCAAGCACTCCCCGTTTTCCCGCATCAAGTCGATCGTCGCGGACATCACAGTCGACGAGGCCAGGGCCCTGGGTTACGTCAAGGGTAGCTTGAAGAAGGAAGAGTTCTTCGGGTTGGTCAAGCGGACTACGACTCCGACGACGGTCTACAAGAAGCAGCAGTTGGACCGCGATGACATCGTCGATATCACTGATTTCGACGTCGTTACGTGGCTCAAGTCCGAGATGCGTCTGATGCTCGACGAGGAGCTCGCGCGCGCGGTCTTGATTGGTGATGGTCGTAGTGCTGGTCCTGACAAGATTATCGACCCCGCTGGTGCTCAGGATGCAGCTGGTATTCGTTCGATTCTGCATGACGATCCCCTGTATGCCGCTCCGGTAAATGTCACTCTTTCCGATGCCGGATCCTCCCCGGCCGAAGTGATCGATGCGTTGATCACGAACATGGGCCTCTACAAGGGGTCGGGTACGCCGACGTTCTACACGACGATGCCGTTCATCACGTCGCTGTTGCTGCTGAAGGACACGACTGGTCGTCGTCTGTACAACAGCAAGTCGGAGCTCGCCAACGCGATGGGTCTCAACGACATCGTCTACGTCGAAGTCATGGAGCAGGAGGCAAATCTGCTCGGTATCGTAGTCAATCTGAAAGATTACACGATCGGTGCCGACAAGGGCGGCGAGGTCAACTTCTTCGACGACTTCGACATCGATTACAACCAGTACAAGTACCTGTACGAGACTCGTCTCTCGGGTGCTTTGACGAAGATTCGCTCGGCGCTGGTTGTCAAGAAGAACTAAGGCAGGTTCCAATGGCAAGATTTTATGGTCGTATCGGTTACGGTGAAACGGTTGAGAATGCGCCAGGTGTATGGGAGGATGTCATTGTCGAGTATTCGTACTATGGCGATGTCATTCGTAATGCCCGAAATCTTCAAGCAGGAGAGAATCTCAATCCTGATCTTAGTGTGCAGAACTCGATCAGTATTGTAGCCGATGAATACGCCAATGAACACTTCTTCGCCATTCGATATGTGGAATGGGCGGGGGTTTTGTGGACGGTTTCAAGCGTCGAAGTGCAAAGCCCTCGCCTATTGCTGAGGTTGGGGGAGGTGTACAATGGCCCAACGCCTGCAGCTACACCAGCTCCTTGAAACGTTTACACCAAACGTTTATTTTCAGCCACCAACCAACGTGCAGCTGAAATACCCGTGTATTGTGTACAAACGCGACTTTGCCGACACGAAATTTGCGGATGACGTGCCATATAACCACACTAAACGCTATCAGGTAACGATCATTGATCGAGATCCTGACAGCGATATCCCTGATCAAGTTGCCGCAATGCCTATGAGCCTTTTCAATCGCTTTTACACAGCTGAAAATCTAAATCATGACGTGTATAGCGTGTTCTTCTAAGGGAAAGGAAACAAATGGCACCGCTTACATGGGACGACGTAGGTGATCGCCTGTACGAAGTTGGCGTGGACCACGGTGTCTTGTACCTTCCAGATTCCGCAGGTGTTTACAACACTGGGGTTGCCTGGAATGGTCTCACTACCGTCACGGAATCACCTTCTGGGGCGGACGCTAACCCGCAGTACGCTGACAACATCAAGTACCTGAATTTGATCGCGGCTGAGGAGTTCGGAGCAACGATCGAGGCCTTTACTTACCCGGATGAGTTCGCTGCCTGCGACGGTACGAACATTGACACGCCGGGTGTGGCCGTCGGTCAGCAGGGTCGCCAGATGTTTGGCCTGTGCTACCGGACCAAGGTAGGCAACGACGTCGACGGAGTAGACCATGGCTACAAGCTGCATCTGGTCTACGGCTGTCAGGCCGCTCCGTCGGAGAAGGCCTACGCAACGATCAACGATTCGCCCGAGGCAATCTCGTTCAGCTGGGACGTCACAACGTCTCCTCATCCGGTCACTGGCATGAAGCCGACCTCGTTGATTGTGGTCGACTCCACGACGGTCGACCCAGCGGATCTCACTTCACTCGAGACGCTGCTGTATGGGCAGGCCGCAACTCCGGCAGCTCTTCCAACGCCGGACGCTGTGATCGCACTCTTCGCTGGACCGTAATAATTCCCTCTCCCCTAGACAGGAGATCAGAGGATGCTCACAATTGTGGTTCCAGGTGTCGAAATGTTTGACGAACGCGGCCAGGAGTTC